GATACCACCATCAACGCCGTCAGCAGTAAAAGCATAGAGACATTCATTTGAGTTCCACTCCACATATTGGTCTGAGTTTGCCATCAACAATGGCTCATCGTTGTTGATGAGTTCTTTAGCTAACAGCGTTGTACATGCTGCGCCTTCTGTCAAACTATTAACCTGTACGATATCACAACCAGGTGAAATTAAGTTCAACAACTGTTTTAGGTTATATTTATCGTAGTGATTTTTTTGTACGATATAGATGAAGTGTGCCTCAACATTTAAGTTCTCAGTCACAACTTGAATCATTGGTTTGCCATTAACTTCAATCAATGGTTTTGGGAATGTGTAACCAGCTGCTGCAAATCTACTACCAGCGCCAGCCATAGGAATTAGTACGTTCATTTTCTTATCTCTCCATGGTATCATTTTCTTAATTACACCGTTAAGTGTATCGATTGCTTCATCAATTTTTTCCATCGTCAAGTCATGTGAATCTTTAACTGGAACCAAGTGGGCACCAGAATCTAGTGCGCCTTGGCGGCCAATGTGACTGTCTTCAATGATAACTGTATTTTTAGGAAGTACATCCAATGCGGTCATACATTGCCAGTACATCTCTGGATATGGTTTAGTTCGTTTCACATCTTCATTGGAGACATAATAGTCAACATATTCCATCACACCAATAGACAATAGTGCAAGTTTAACTGTTTCACGAATAGAATTACTTGCGATAGCAATCTTAATTCCACCCATGCTCAACTTGGCGAACATTTGCCTAAGTCTGTTGTTCTTTGGGAATTGCCTAATCAGGTTGAATGTTGCTGTTTGTTTATCTTGCCAAATCTGATTGAAATACTTGCGGTCAAGTCCTTTTTTTTCAGACAACATCTCAAGTTTCTTTGTGGTGTTTAGGCCATCATATAGACTCAAGTGTTCTTCACGTGTGATAACAAACTTATCACCAACTCTACTCAGAGCAGCATTCAATGCTTCATAGTGTAGTTCACGGGATTCAATCAATACACCATCAAGGTCGAAAATTACTAATTTATTTTGCATCTCTATGCCACTTATTATGTTTCACAATACTGTTACCATTACATTTCACCACATATCTATTACGCACTCGGAGAGACCATTCAACATCTTCAGCCTGTCCGTGTGTGAGTTCTTCATTGAATGGATTATCTAATGCGACTTGTTTTTTCACCAGAAAGTATCCACCAGATATGTACATATAGTTAGTACGTGACCAATCATCATGTCTCAATGCTGTATAACGTGGAAATACAGGATCATCCCATGTAACCCAATCAGTGAAGTGTCTCTTGTCATTGATGAGTAGTTGTTTATTAGAACAGATATGCCATTCTTCACCAAACTCCAAGAAGTTCTTGTACCAATCTTTGTCAAACACATAGTAGTCGTGCATCAATACGATGTTGTCATACTTGGCTGATTGTACAATGGTGTTTTTCTTGCGTGTTACCCAACCAGGTTGCTGAGTCTCATCAAAATAGATATGTGTTACATCAACCATATCTTCTTTCTTCTCACCACCAATAATTAAAATTTCATATTCAGGTATTTGTAGTGACCTGATAGAGGATATTACTTCGTTGATTTGCTGTTGATTAGAATAGTCTGTTGTTATACCAAAAGTTATTTTCATATTAATTTCAAAATGTCATTTACTGTGTTTTTAATCAAATGGGCGTTCATCACATATTCATATGCATCATCAAGTTTGGATTGTGGCACACCTTTAAAATCAATCATATATTCACGCAGAACAGAATCATTATTATAGGTGAAACCGAAATCTTTCAATACTTTGGCACCTGCAATGCTGCGTGATGCCCATGCTGTTCTATTCAACATTGATTCCAAAAGAACCAATCCAAATCCTTCTGAGTGTGAGTGCATGATGTAAAGATCGGCATCTCTGATGGCAGACATAACATCGTTGCGGTCATCAATCATCATTACTTTTACATTTTCAGAATCTGGCGGCATAATATCGTGACGATTATCATAACCAGTCAGTACAAGTGTAATATCATCACGGCCGACAGCATTAAATGTTGTAATCAATTCGTGAAATGCTTTGTTAGGCCAGAATCCACCGCATGACAAGAACATATATGGTGTTGTGATTCCATGTTTTTCACGAAATCCAGTTACACCAGTAGAAATGTTTGCATCAATGCCATGTGATACACGAACCGATTTATCACGATGGCCGTGTTTGACTGTTGAGTCCCAATCTTCTTTCGTAGAACATCCAATGTACTTAACATGTTTCATTGCATGTTGATACACAGCGCTATCAGATGGTTTAATCAACATGAATAACATTGGTGAAGGAATTCTTTGTGAGTTCATCAGTGCAACATCTTGTACACCAACATCACCACCATGAACAACAATCAAATCAAAGAGTTCTGAACCCATGATCTGAAAGTCACTTGTTACTTTAACTCCGTTCAAATCACCTTTGTGTTCACCTGCAAGTACGGTTACATCATGTCCTCGGCTGAATGTTTCTTCGGCCATATCACGCACATAATTTTCAGAACCACCAGGATACGGAGCATATCGGTGAACAACATATAATATCTTAGCCATATTTTGCTTCAATAATCTTTCGCCATGCAGGCACTCTATCATATTGGTGAACGATCACATACTCTTTATTCTGTGATGTTACTACTTTATCTAGTTCCATATGTGGAGATGGTTCTAACAAAAATGGTCTAAACTGGTCGACCTTACTTGGGTCGGCAGTTGTGCCAAGTTGACATGCCCATGCATCTTCTGATTTTGTATATCGACAAGTTGACTTATATGGTTCTTGTGAAATCAGAAAGTTGAATGTGGACTGGTCACAAATTGGAATTGGTTTGTTGAGAGAAGATGAAAATATGTTCAAGCACAAATCACGCATCGCTACACCACGGCCAGCTAATACACCAACATTGTAAATAGGATTGTCTTTGAACCTATCATAGATGAATTGACCATAAGTTTCCAACAAGTTTTGGTTACCCCATGGTTCATCTTTGTACAAAATGCTTTCAGAGGAGAACATCAACAGTTGGCGTTGACCCATATGTTTCTCAATGTGTTTGAATGGGTCACTTTGGAAAATAACATCTTTAACGTCAGTTGTGATAACATAACGATGCTCGTTCTGTGACAAGTAATTATAGATGTGTAGAAATCTTTCAACATGTACCATAATATTGGACTGATAAACAAGGTTGCCTTGTTCGTCCTGTTTGAATCCGATAATTGTGAATCCTGTATCAGTGACTTTTTGTATTGTCTCTTTATCGGCATTCATCATAATCAAAACTTTATCACCAGTAAAACCTGACTGATTGATAGAGTTAACCCAATATTTAATTGTGTCCCATTTATAACCGGTGGAACATCCGATAATCAAATCTTTCATAATAAATCTCCTCGTACAATTATATAGTTAATCTCTGGTCAAAGCAAGTATTTTTTGTATTTGTGCCTCTAATGTTTCTTTACGATTAGGCCACTTGATGATTGGTTGATCGGCAGTCTTTAACAACTTGGTCAAAAACGGCATGATTAGTTTTTCTACCTGTTGCAGGCGTTCTTTGTATTCTTGTACCGTATCGTCTTTTTCGGCAATAACGGAATTGTATTCTTCTTCATCTGTTGCCGTGAAACCAAAGTCATCATCGGCATACTCTTCCATTATTGCGGTTAAATCATATTTTTTGCTTGCCATATTATGCTAGTGGGTTAGTTGGCCAAACAACATCATCTAATGAAGTGTACACATTTGTGATATCTCTGAGGGCTTGGCGATACATTAGTACATCAGCAAATTTCTGTTCTGTTATTGAATGTGCCACATTGATTGTAGTTTCTTCCTGCCATCTTGTCAAGACCCAATCTGTGGCAAATAACAAAGCATCTCTTTGATCTCTTAGTGTCGGTACATATACTGGCGGTTGGTTGGCCAAATCAGCAATAGCAGATTGTTCAATTGCTGTAATATTATTTGCGATCCATTGAATTTCAGGCAAATCAGAACCGGAGAACATTTCTCCATTCAATCTTTCAACTACAAAAATATTTCGGTCAGGTTCATAAGACAAAATGCGAGTTGTTTCACCAAATGGATATCCACTTGTGTCTAAAAATATCTGCGGCGTTGAAAACAAATAATTAACATCATTAAATCGGCAAGATATTGAGCCGTTGTGTAAATCAATTGATAAGTAATTTTGTAACATTATAAGTTATCCTTAAGGTATATATTGAATAAACGCTAGTTTAATTGAACCAGGTTCATAGGCAGAAACTGTAGCTGTTCCAGTAACGGTGTGGGTGTGAGAATATGAAGCACTTTGGTGGCCAGTGGTGCCGGCCGGAACACTGCTGGATGTATTTGTTGTTGTGGCGTGGGTGTGTGTCCAACTCGAACTGGTGGATGAAGAAGCAACTGTGACGGTATTTGTTGTTGTTGTATCGTGAGCAGTAGCACTTGAATTGGAGTAACCTAAGAAAAATGTGCTCATGTTAACCGTACCGGCAGTACCGTCACAAACTTTCCAATATGATGGTAATGATGAAAGTGTTCCATCAAACATCACAATAGTATTTGAGTATGCTTTATCGGCTGATGCTGCAATCCACATCTTATTAATTTTGCCATTGATTCGATTTAGTCGAATATTGTTAGAAACACCTGGATGAGTGTGTGCTTGTCCTGTGGTAGAACCTGGATTAAATAACTGGCCAGGTGGAGAACCACTACTTCTTTGGCCACCAAGAAGGTGAGAGTGAGTACCAGATGATCCAGAAGTTGCAGATACGTCTATTGCTACGTTTGCATAATCAGTAGGTGTGGATGCATCACCTTTAATATATCTAAAATCGGTTGAAGCAACTTTTTGACTCCAAGAAACACCACGATTTGAATCATTAATGTGTATTGTATTTGTTGGAAAAGTAGTTTGATCTGTTGATGCCTTCAACAAAGTCACACCCGTTGAAAATGGTCTTGCGGCCGTACTGCTTGACGAATATGATAATGAGTGTGAGTGGTCACCAGCTGGATTGGATGTTACAGCTGTAATGCCACCCGCAGTCAGTGATTGTGTAAATTTATAACCAGTTGATGCGGTGTGAGCGCCAGTTGTAGAAATAGACATAGAAAATGACCAAGAACCAACGGAAGCTACAGCAGTCGTAGCAATCTCACCTTGAGTTGCGGTGCCTTTAATATACAAATCATCAGCAGCTGCGTATCGAGACCAACCAGAAATTGCTGGATTGGTGCCATTGTACATGATGATTGCACCAGCAGGAATAACTGGATTTATAGTGATGCCGGTTGCTGAAGCGCTGACAGCAGCAATACTATTTGTTGCTGTTACTGTACATGAAATGATTGAGCCAATATCAGCAGAAATAATTGTGTATGTATTTGCTGTTTCTCCTGAGATTGCAGATGCACCTTTATACCATTGATAGGCATATGTGATTACTTCTTTTCCTGTCCAAGTACCAGTACCACAAGTTAACACACTACCAACAGTGGCTGTTCCAGTTATTGCTGGTAAAACAGTATTGATTGGAGCTGTATCACCACTCACATAACGAGGACTAAACGAACTCATCATCGTCAATAAAGGCATACTATAATCCTCAAGCTAATTTAGTTTGTGATACAAAGACGGTGTATGTTGCTGATGCGGTCTTAATAATAGTCATGTTATAAAAATCAATTGCGTTGGCGTTACCTGATGTTAAAGCGTTACCGCCAACATACTTAGGTGTCACGGAAGTACCATCAATAGTAAAAGCGGTTGGATAGTACGGTGTTGCGCCGTTTGTTATCAATAAAGCAATAGTTACTGCTCGTCCGGTAGATAACCAGGCATTCAAAGTAACATCATTTGCAGCTGCAACATTCCAAGTAAAATTATTTGTTGCATTTACATTGTAGTAAACAACGGAAGCAGATTGTACGTAATAATTTAATGTAGCTGTTGCTGCTGTGCCATTAACAGTAATCGGTTCAATTGGACCTCTAATTGTTCCTGTATTTATTATTGGTGAAGATAGTGTTTTATTTGTTAATGTTTCTGTGCCATATAATGTGGCAATAATGCCGTCATAGTCTGAAACACTTAAAATTCTCGTTGTGCCAGTACTAATAGAATTCAATTGAAATTGCATCTTTTTGGATGCATCACCCTCATCAATAAAATATGTTGTGTTATCAGAGAGAGATTTGTTTGTTAATGTCTGTGTACCAGTTAAAGATACAGCAGCATTAGCAACCGCAAAAGCAGAGTTGGCATATGAACTCGCTGAATTGGCAGTACCTAATGCAGTAAAATTGATCGAAGCATTAGCGGATGTGAAGGCTGCATTCGCATACACACCCGAAGTTACTGCTCGCTGGTCGGCTGTTGCAGCATTTGTATTTGCGGTGTTTGCTTGAGTGTAGGCCGAATTGGTGTGATTGATTGGATCATAACCACGAATTGTTGCTACATCAGTAATTAGGTTAGCTGTAACATTGGCAATCCTAAAAGACGCATGTGTCGTATCAATGTACGGTGATGCATCTGGTTCTGGATCGTAATTGTAAAAGAACTTCCATATGCCATCTGAAGCATCCCTAAACATACCGGCGTGGTGATAAACACCATCGTTGTAGTTACCAGCAAAACCAAGGTCAGGATTGGTGACAGTATTATTAGCATTCAGATAAATCATATTATCTTCAACGCTCAGATTTGTAGCTTCAACCGAAAACACATTACCGGATACTGTTAGATTACCAGTAACAGTTACATCACCAGAGATGGTGCCGCCGGTTGAATTAAACTTGGTGTTGGCTGTTGCAAAGGCAGCATTCGCATAAGAACCAGCAGACAGTGCATTAGTTGAACCTGTGTTGGATACACCATAAGCTGCATTGGCATATACGCCGGCAGAAACTGCTTTTTGGTCAGCTGTGTTGGCAGCGAAGAAAGCACCATTAGCGAACACACCAGATGTTACAGCTCGTTGATCGGCGCTGGCAGCATTTGTCGTAGCAGTGTTGGCCTGAACATAGGCAGCATTCGCATATGCACCAGCGGATAGTGCATTGGTTGCACCTGTGTTAGCAGCATCAAACGCAGCATTCGCATACACACCAGCAGAATTGGCCGCAACGAACGCAGCATTTGCCTTAATGTCTTGGTAGAACAGTGGCCATGTAAATGAACCGGTACTGAAGTCACCAGATATCGGAGTACCAAGTGCTGGAGCTATCAGCGTTGCAGAATTAAAAGTTTTATTATTGACTGTTTGAGTGTCATTAATTTTCACCAACGTTCCAAGGAAAGTTGTGTTTAAATTGGGCGTATTTACTTTAGTTGTCATAATTTTTATTTATTGTTGCATTTAGGTCAAATGAAATTGTTGTGGCATATTCTTTTTACTATATTACAA